CTACTCTTTCCCAATTACTTGTTACATCTCCACTAGTTCCTAGATTAGTAGTAGCAGTTAATCTCCATTGGTCTGCCATTGTAAGACCAGAAACAACAGTAGCAAAAGTATTATCTCCTCTTAAAAATGTTGTAGCATCTTTAGTTCCTGTTGCTGTTAGTTTAGCAAGTGAAACAGAACTGTCTGCAAGTTTAGCAGTAGTAACTGTGCCATCACTAACTGATGTAATTAATCCAACTCCATAGTGTAATACAAAATCGCAAGTAGAAGTTCCAGCAACTGCTGTTCCAAAATCTATTGTTGAACCAGATACAGTAAAATTACCTGCTTGAACTACCCCATCAATACTAAGTAATAATGTGTTAGCAGAACTAGGTGTAAAATTACTTCCACCTTTTTGTAATGTGTAACTAGAACTACCATCAAAGGTAATATTATCTAATACCTCTACATTACTTATCTTATCTGTATCTCTACCGATATAAGCCATTATTCGCCACCCCCATTATCTATTACTGTTCCACCATCTGCTACCCATTCTTGAATTGCTTGGTAATCTGTGTTTGCTTCGTCTAGTGGTACAGATTTAACTCTGTTAGAATTTACATAAGTTACTTGATAGCTTACAAACTCTCCATCTAAATAATTTTTTGTTACTGTATCAATCATAATTATAACTCCGCATCAAATGATATTGAATCTCCACTTGAATCTGTTCTAACTTTAGCACCAACACCTGAAGTGCTACTTACACTATTATTATATAAACTTGCTTTACTTTTATCTGACCTATTTAAAGTTAAAGATGTTATAGTTTCGTTTCCACCATTTCTATCTACTGTTAAAGTGCTTTCAATATTTGAATCTAAGGTTGGGTCAGTTCTCATACTTGTTTGAAAAGGTATTGTTACTACTAAAGAAGATGCACCATTATAAAAACCAAAACATACTGGTTCATTATTACCAGAAACAATATTTTGATAATACCTTTGACATCTTTGTAAATTTACATCATGTGGCAAGAACTCAAAATCAGATGCTGATGTTCCAGCTTCTAATTGTACTCCTGTAATATACCATTCGTTTGATGTGCTATCTGCAAGATTGACTTGACCTACTGCTCTGTTTGCAGTTGTTGTTGCATTCCAAGAAGTATTTAATGTTCCAGATGTTAAATTACTTCCAGCACCTAACCATAAAATTAATGTTAAACTTAAACCATTGTCATTAGTAAAAGCACCAGTAGTATCTCCAGTATAAGTTATAGTTTTCTTTTCCCAAGTGTTAGAAGCAGAAATTGTATACGATTTAGATATTTGTCTAGTATTATCTGAATCTCTTAATTCAGCTATATAAGTTCCAGTTTTATTTGATTTAACCCAGAAAGATAAAGTTAAACTTTCAGCAGATGAAGTTCCTTTTTTTAAATACTGTAAATTTTGACCTTCAATTCTTTGCTCAAACCATAAATAATCATTTGCAGATGGAGAAGCATCAGCAGTTGTGCAATCCATTTTTAAAGATTTAGCAAAACCTTGACCACTAGGTACATCTGTATCTTGCGATTGTGTCCAAGTTCCAAGAGTATTATTAAAAATTTGAAATCTATCAACTGTATAATATCCAGCAGAAGTAATCCCAGCTACACTTGTGCTTCTTTGAGCAATGCTCATATCTCCATTGATGATGATGTTTCTATGTGGAATATCTGAATAAGAAGTCTTAGCAGTAGTTACAGAGTTGTCGGCTAGTTTAGATGTAGTAATTACACCATCTGTAATATCATCAGTTTCTAAAACTGCATCTGCTGGTTTTGAACCTATATAACTCATTACGATACATCTGTTAAAAGTTGTAAATGAACATCAGCATTACCTGAAGCATCATCTGATTGTGCTTGGATTTTATCAGAAGTTTGTAAAACTATCTTAGGTAATTCAATAGATGAGCCTGTAGGTAATGGAATATTCTCAAATATAAATTTTCCAGCAGTTGCTGAGTCATCATATTTTTTTAATGAAACATTTATTGAAGTAGTTGTTGTATTAGCAATAGTTCCAGCGATTACTAAAGATTTATTACTTGCTGTAAATACATCTGTAAGAGTTGCATCAGTTAAACTTATTTGTGCATCTGAAAAATTATTAGCCATATTATTATCCTAAAGCGATTGAAAATGGAATAGCACTTGGGTCTGTTTCTGTAATAGAAACACCACTAGGAAGTGTTATTGCATTGGTTGATGTGTTAATTGAAAATAATTCTAAGTCATCTGTTCCGTCAAACAGTTTCATAGCGATTGTGTTTGTTGCAGAATTATCTAGCCAAATCGTTCCAGCTATAGCAGAAGCTGGTCTTGATGAACCTAAATGCCCTGTATTCAAAGCATTTAAACTACTATTTAGATCACTTCTAAATTGAGCAAATGTTACGTTATCTATTGTTATTTGTGATACTTGTGTCATAATTAAATTATTACTTGTCCTACTCCTTGTACAATATAGTCGAAAGTTCTGTCAATACTTGTATCACTACTGTTAAAAAATTCAATAGTAAATCCTGTCGTGGATTTTGAAGTTATTGTATAATAATCTCCATTGGCCAATGATTGAGCCGAGATACCTATTGCTGGGTTTAGTTTAAATCCAAAATCATAAGTTATTGTTTTTCCCCCTGTGCCAGAACTAATATCATTACCACTTTCATTTCTTTTAGATAAACTTGCTGTAACTGATAATTCATCTATTAATGCTCTAGCCCTTAAATTATCAGATGTAAATAAAACTCTGAATTTAAAATAACGACCTATATGCTCTCCAATAGTAAATGGTTTAAATGCTGAATAAGTAACATTATCATCACTTGTAGATATTTCTAATATAGTATGTGCGTCTCCTGATGAAGTTCCATCAAAAGGGTTTGGTCTTCCATCATCAAATAAAGTAGTTGCATCTGGTCTTCCATTATCAAATACCTCTGATACATCTTCAATAAACTGTGTAACAGATGCTGTAAATTGTCCTTTAAATTTAGCACCTAAATCTATTGTGTTTGCAAATTCATAAATACCTTGTGTTGGTACTCTAGTTGCAGTATCTCCAATAGTTGCTGTTGCAGTTAATCCAATAAAATTGGTTGAATCTCTAGTAACTAATTCAACGTCAGTTTTAGTTCCTGTAAATGCAGTATGCTCATTAATAGTAGTTTGATTAACAAAATTTACTGATGAAATATTAGTTGTAACAATAGTTTCGTTTGAGGATTGGTTTCCTAATTTATCTTGTGCTTTGATAAGATAAGAACCCGTCAATAAGGGTAAAGTCAAACTTGTAGCTGGACGACCAATTCTATCTACTAAGTCCACAGAGTTTTGCCATGTAGGATTAACTAAATCTGTACTAAATTTTAAAACATAATAATCTAAATCTAAATCTGATATAGGTGTCCAACTTAATAAGGCTTGATCTCCTAATACATTGATTGCAAAGTTTTCTACATCACTTGGAACAGCAGTTTGACCAATTATTTGTCTTTGTTCTGTAACATAAGTAGATTTAACTCCAAGTGCATTTATCCCACGAACTCTAACTGTATATGTAGCATTATCAATTACATTCAATATTTGGTGTCTTAATGCAATCCCTCTACCTACAACTTTAAAATTATCTACAACAGCAGTTCCATCTCTATCTGTATCTTGTCTTAATTCTACCTCATATTGATCTATAAATTGGTCAGTTGATGCACCAATTAAAACATTTAAACGAGTGATAACTGTACCATCATTATATTCAACAAGATCATCAGTTAATGTAATATTTGCTGGTGGCTGAATAGTAAATGGGTTAGGTAAGTTTGTTGTTGGTATAGTTGTTGCCTCTGCTTTTTCTGACCATTGATAATGATTATCTTGATATTCAACAAGTGATAATCCTACAGTTAAATCTCTATTAAAAGTAATTCCAAGAACTCTAAATGGTTTAGCAGAAAATCCTAAAGAAGAATGTGTAATATTAACTATATCTCCAATCGCTAAATCATAACCATTAAAATCAACATTAATACCTAAAGATAATGCTTCTCTACTTCTTCTAAGTATTACTTCTGCCATTTCTTCAGCTTGATATTGTGAAGTTATTGTTGTGAAATTAAATCTGCCCTCTAATAAGAAACCACCATCTTCTGTTTTCATAGTTGCGTGTTGATCTGCACTTGGTAATCCTGAATCATCAATAGGTGGAAACTGTACCTCATCAACTTGGAAATTACGATCTGGGTTCACAAATCCAACTATAACTCTATTGTATCTATCATTCTTTGTAGGTGTAGATAATGAAAAACCACCAATAATATTATCTTCTGTTAAAGTAATTGATGCACTTCCTGTTGTTTCTACAATTAAATTATATTTACCAGCATTATAAGGTAAATAACCTCTGCAACCTTTTAAGAACTCTCTAACATTATCTATAATAGGTTTTGAAGTATCTAATGCAGTATTAATATCAAAAATATTTATATCACTACCACCTGAATATGGTGTTACTTGTGTTTCGCAAATTAATGAAGCATCATAAAAAGATTGTAAATCTATTTCACTTACTGCTAATCCTTTTCCATATCTTTCATTTGTTAAATAATCTAACAAACACCATGCTGGATTAGTTTGATAAGTTGCAGATTGTTCAACTAGACTTGCATTATATGTTTTAACTTTCTTACCTTGTATTTTAGCTTGTACTTTTGGTATTCCTGTAAAAGCATCAGGATTCCATTTAAATCTTAATGCTAAATAACATAAGCCAGATAATTTATGATTACTTCCCCAAGATGATAATGTTGAAAGTAATGAAGATGCTGATTGACCATCAGTTCCATAATGAGGTTCTAATCTAATTAAACTTTCTGCACTAGAATCTTCTACACTTGGGTCAGCTTTATAAAAATTACTATCTCCACTATCTACTTCTACTGCTGAACCATCTGATAAACCAGATGCAAATGTAACAACCTTATCATCAACTCTAATTTCTGTTATATCATTTATTTCTCCCTCTGCCATAACGATAGCCATGTACAAATAAGTATTATCAGTTCCTGAAGTTTCCATGAAAACTCTAACTCCCCCTGTTAATCTTTCTCCATAAATTACAGGAATATTAGCGTCATTAGATTGTTTATTAATTAAAATACCTTTTTCAAAATCATCAAATTCATTTGTTGCAAAGTCAGGTATGTCAGGTTGTTTTGGTCTTAAAGCCCAACTTAAAAATAAAGATATACCTAAAGATACTAAAGGGTTTCCCCCTGTTATAAAGCCAGTTACAACACCAACTGCTTTTTTTCCTGTATCTACAATAGCATCTACAATTCCACCCATTATATATCCTTAACTACCATTCTTTTAATTTGATTATCTTCTACTCTTAACCATGTAAAATTATCTTTAATGCCTTTAAATTTCTTGGCCATATTAATACACCATTTAAAAATTTTTCTAACATTTGTAATAGCAATAAATTCTACAAATACTAAGTTAGTTCCTGAGTTCCATTCTTTATAATTTATTTTAGCTGTTTGTTTAAAATGGTTAAAAGCATAATCAGATAAATAAGCCCAATTAGTAAAGCCAACTAATTTATCATTATGATAATGTTTTTTATATTGATTTAAAAATATACTTGGCTTGATGTAATGTTGTAAATCAAGATCGTGTAGATTATCATATTTAGGATAGTTCCTATAT